AGCTGCTAGAGCTATCAGACCATCCAAAGTAAAAAAAATGCTAAAACCTGCATATGACAAGGCTACAAAACCTGCCCTGCAAGGCACTAAATTTGCTTCAGGAGAGGCATCTTTGATAAAAGGGATAAAGGGTGCAGCCAAAAAAGGATATGAAGGTTATAGAGGCTTATACGGAGCAACATTAGGTAGCTCTACTAAGCGAAAAATCACATCAGCTTCACTAGGCGGTTATACGCTAGGGTCGTGGATGGATGATGATGAGTAATGGCTAAAAAAAAGGGTTCTATAGGAGTAATATCCTTTATCAAGGAATCACCTAAAAAACGACCAGGCAGACACGCTAAAAGTTATAATAAGCGTTTGCCAAAACGAAAACAACAAATAGGACAAGGAAACTAATATGTGGAGTAAATTTGCTAAATGGGCTGTTACTAAACCAAGAGTAAAAAAGGTTAGAACTAACAGACCTATGATTGAAACTGAAAACTACGGTATTAATCAAGTTATAAAAAATCCTAAAAACAAGTTTCAAACAAGGTTTAAATACAAAACAAGACGTAAACTTCTTGAACAAAAGAATAATCTTGGTGTTCAAATGTTAAGAAAATGGAATAAAGCATCACCACTTGGTAAAGTAGGTTATGCTTCTTCTGTTGTAGCACCTAAAGCTGCATTAGTAGCTGGTGGTTATTTTTTAAGTAACAAAGATGAGGAATAAATATGTGGACTAAGTTTGGACAAATGACTGGAAAAGTCATATCAAAATTAAAACCTAGAAAAGGTTTAAGAGCTAGACCTAAATCTTTAAAAACTATGGAGAATATTGCTAATAAAACTAAACCTATAGTTAATAAAATTAAAGGTGGTTTTAAAAAAGTTGGTAAAAAAGCTTTAAATTTAACAGATAAATATCCTATGACTACACTTTCAACAGGATTGGTTGCTGGTGCATATGGATATGGCAAAACAGAACATGCTAGAGTAACTCAAAATCAAATTCTTGAAATGCAAAAAATTTCATTAGAAAGAAAAACTAGATCAATTACTAAAGATGAAATTAAAAGAAGATTAGAAAAAGCTAAAAAAAGCAAAAGAAAATTTACTTGGATTTAAATAATGGCATATAAATTAGAAAAAATGGGTGATGGTAGATATTCCTATACATTTGGGAATAATACTACTGTATTTTTATCAAAGAAACCTGATAGAAAAATTAAAAATGAACTAAAATCTGCTTTTAAAGGATATAAACCTTCTAAAAGTAAAGAAAATTTAACATCAACATTTGTTAAATTTAATACTTTAGAACATATTATCCAACAAGATCCAAAAGCACCAAAAAAATATTCGGCTTTTAGATCGAGACAGATTAATAAAAAAACAGGTGAAAGAAGACAAGTTATTGTAACTACAAAGGGACTATTTGATGGCATCTAGATTAGAACAACTAGCAGAAGACATAATGAACTTATCGCAAGATGAGGCTCAAGAACTACAGGTTATTATTAAAGCTAAGCTTATGCCTGAAGTTGAGAGACAACGAGGATTATTAGCTGAACAACAACAAGCTATGCCTCAACAACCACAACAAGCTCCATCTCCAATGGCAACACAACGAGATGTTAGAATGGCAGGTTTATTAAGATGATAAAAAAGCTTTGGAAAACATTGAAAAAATACATACAAAAATGTATAGATTCTATTAATGATTTAATTAAAAACTTTAAAGGAGAATAATTATGCCAATGGTAGGAAAAAAGAAATTTGCGTACACAAAAAAAGGTAAAGCTGCTGCAAAAAAATACGCAAAAAAATCTGGTAAAAAAATGAAATCTAAATATTAATGTTAACAAACATTATAGCAAAGCTAACAGGAGAAACTATAATACCAATGAAAAAAAAACCAAAACTAGGATCAGGAAAAAGATTTAAACAATTAACTTCTAAATTAAAAAAACAAGGTGTTAGAGATCCAAAAGCTTTAGCAGCTGCTATTGGAAGAAAAAAATACGGAAAAGCTAAATTCCAAAAATTAGCAGCAAAGGGTAAGAAAAAATAATGTATAAATTACAAAAAGTAAAAGGCGAAGGCGTTAAAACAATAATTGAAACTACTAGACCTAGTAGAGTTAAAGCTAAAACAAGTTTTATGCAATCAATAGGAAAGAAATTTTCTTCTGGTGCTAGAATGACTAAAGGTGTTATTAGCAAAGGAATTAAATTAGGTGCTATTGGTGCAGGATTAACATTAGCTGGTTACGCTGCTGGTGCTTCTTCTAGAAGATATGCCAAAGCTCCTAAGCCAGGTGAAAATAGAGATCTTAGAGATATGATCTTAGATCAACCTAACATCAAAACAAGATATTAATATGACAACACGAGGCGGAAAAAGAGAAGGTGCAGGTAGACCTAAAGGATCTACTACTAAAGCTAAATGGAAGATGCTTGACGAATTAGCAGTCAAGTACAATCATTCTCCATTAGATTATATGTTAGCTGTATTAAATAATCCTATGTCTTCTCCAGAAAGAAAAATGATGGCTGCGGAAAAAGCAGCTCCATACGTTCACGCAAAATTAGCTACGACAACTACTAAACTTGGATCTGATGGACCAATTAAAATCAACATCAAATGGGGAGACGAGTAAGGAAGAAGTCAAGCAAGAAGAAAAACACATTAACATTCCTTATAGTCCCAGACCATTACAAAGAGAAGTACATAACAGTCTTAAACGATTTAATGTATTAGTTTGTCATAGACGTTTTGGAAAAAGCGTACTTTCAATAAATGAATTAATTAAAACTGCTGTTTCAAAACAAATGGCAAAGTGTGCTTTCGTAGCACCAACATACCGACAAGGTAAATCTATCGCTTGGGAATATTTAAAATATTACACCAAGCCTTTAATGTATTTAGGCGGTAGCAAAAACGAAACAGAATTAAAAATAGATCTATTTAATGGATCAACTATTCAAATCTTTGGAGCCGATCATCCAGATTCGCTTCGAGGTATGGGGTTTCATGGAGTCGTATTAGATGAATACGCATTGATGGCTCCTAGAGTTTGGACAGAAATTATTAGACCAGCTATCTCAGATCATTTAGGTTGGGTTATGTTCATAGGCACGCCAATGGGACATAATCAATTCTGGGAAGTTTATGATTTTTCATTACGAGGTCATAAAGATTGGTTTGGTCAGTTATATAGAGCTAGTGAAACTAAAGTTATTCCTGAAGAAGAATTAAGACAAGCTCAGGAAATAATGACTGATGAACAATATCAGCAAGAGTTTGAATGTTCATTTACTGCTGCGGTAAGTGGATCTTATTATGGTAAGTTAATTACTAAAGCAGATGGTGAAAAAAGAATTACTAATGTCCCTGTAGATGAAAACGTAGGCGTTGAAACTTGGTGGGACTTAGGTATAGGTGATTCAACTGCAATTTGGTTTGCACAAAGAATTGGTGAAGAAATTCATCTCATAGATTACTATGAAAATTCTGGTGAATCATTAATGCATTATGCAGACGTATTAGAGGAAAAAGGTTATGCATATGAAAGACATATAGCTCCTCACGATATTCAAGCAAGAGAGCTTGGTACTGGTAAATCAAGACTTGAAGTTTCTCAAGAACTTGGTATTGACTTTGAGATAGCACCTAAGCTAGAAGTAGATCACGGAATTGAAGCAGTAAGAAATACTTTACCTCATTGTTGGTTTGATAGAGAGAAGTGCAAGTTAGGTTTAGATGCTTTAAGACAATATAGAAAACAATGGGATGAAAAAAACCAAGTCTTTAAAAATAAACCACTACACGATTGGTGCTCACATGCCGCTGACTCCTTTAGATATGGATGCGTACACGACCCAATTGATACTACAGAATGGACTAAACCAATTAACGTAGATTATAAATACATAGTATGAAAACAGATAACGAAATTTTAGCATTATTAAATAGTGAAATTAGAGCATCATCAGGTTACATTGGTGGTGAGATTGTTTCTCGTAGAAGAAAATCATTAGAATATTATTTAGGTAAACCTTTTGGTAATGAACAAGAAGGCAGATCACAAGTAATCAGTACAGATGTATCTGATACAGTTGAATCATTAATGCCATCATTGATGAAAATATTTACAGCAGGTGATAACGTATTTCATTGTGAACCTGTTGGACCAGAAGATGAGAAAGTTGCAAAACAAGCAAGTGATTATATTAACCACGTTTTCTATAAAGAGAATAGAGGTTTCACTGCTTTGTATACTGCATTTAAAGATGCATTGATTCAAAAGAATGGAATACTAAAAGTTTATTGGGATGATTCTGAAAAAACTACAAGAGAAGAATATCATAAATTAACTGAAGATGAATATAATTTATTAATTGCTGATCCAGAAATTTCTATTGGTGAACACGAAGAATACGAAGAAGAATTTAAAGATCAAAATAATAAAGTAATTGATAAAGTTAAATTTCAT